CGTTTCCAGAAAAGCCATCTCCATTTGTTGCCGTTACTCCGCCTTCAGTCCAACCCTGCGAGAAATCCGTATAGCCAACCCGCTGATACTTCGTCGGGGTCAGCTCTTCGCCTTGCACATGATCCACCCGCACTGTGTTGGGATCAGCCGACTGGATCACGCCATCAGCATCGGTGTAGGTCGCTACGCCTGCTCTGGTAGCAGTGATGATGTCGAGGCTGGAGGGATTTGACGGGTCAAGGTCCAGCGTAGGACGCTCAAACGGTGCGACCATCGAGGACTCGGCTTCGTAGGCGAGGAGGGGGTTGAGGGAGAGAGGTCTAAATGTACTATTACCGAAAGATGCAAATGCCTTACCAAACATGGGTATAGATGGATGTAAGGGAATGATCATACTCTTAAAAATATTTAATATACTTTACATTTATACCACAATTAATCTGCAGAAATATCAATATTATCATTATCTAGCGTCATATCTACTCCCTCTGCACCTGTATCTGTTGTATCAGCTTCACCAGTATCTGCTGGACCTCCACCGAACTCAGGAATTCCTCCAGCTTCACCACCTGCAACTCCACCACCTTCACCTCCTATTTCCGCTTCAGCTGCAGCAGATGTGGCTAGCTGCTCCTTCCACATCGGCCCAGCAGCTTGAATTTGAGCTAATTCCCACTTCATTTCTTCATCCTTGCGGAGAAACTCTCTATTAGCAAGAATGTCGCGATCTTTCCAACCAAGATATTTTTTCTGAGCATATGTAATAGAGATTAGTTCATTACTTGCAAGATTGTTGAAGTTAGCAGCCTTGAGCTCAAGTTTTTGAGCTTCGCGCATCTCAAAATAATTAGTAGGAGGGTTAAAATTTATCTCAATATTCGTTTCTCCTAACTCTAACTCTTCCCATAGACCTCTTAATTTTAAATGTGTAATAAAACCTCTTTTAACGGCAGTGGCAAAACGCTGTTGCTGCCGGATTATAAACTTAGCAAATTTAAGCTCTTCACGTAAAATACTAGAAGGATCAACTGTACGGTCTTCTGGGTCAATACGCGTTGCAGGTACTTTAAGGGAGCGATACAACTTTTTAATGAAGTACATTAAATCTGATAACTCACCTAAGTTAGCACCACCAGGCAATTGCGTTACTGACGTACCTTCTGACCCCTGACGCTTAGCGAACCAAAAAGCATCAAGCATTGATTCCGGATTAAACTTATTTACAACACTGCTCTGATCATTATCAAATGTTTTCTTTGACCAATAGTTTTGAATAAGCTTACGTAAATATGCCTCTGCTTTAGGTGGAGCCATATTACCTACATCAACGTTGAATACTAATCGTTCCGGAGCGCGAACTAACCGGTAAATAACAATTGCATCTTCAATTAAAGATAATTGCCGATAAGGTCTACGGGCATTCTCTAAAAACGGTACTACAAAATCTTTTGTTTCATTATATACACCTGAATTAACATAAATTAACTGATTCTGTTCCATTGGAATCATTTCAGTTTTTTCAACTCTATCTGGCTGTGTAGCACTAAAGATTGGTTTCTTATAAATATAACCCTTCACGATCATATTTTGAATGTTATTATAAACAGGGTCAACTATTTCTGCTGGTATATTCATTAACCCTAACACACCTTCTCGAGTATATTCTTCATGTAGAATTAGCTCAAAAAAGACCTCACCTTCAACTAGCAATTGACGAAAGTATTGCCAACCTTTTGATCTGAGCTCAAAGTAATCAATATATTTATCAAACTCTTCATCTAGAGTTTTTTTATTATCTACAGATAGATCAATATTTTCGTAATAAACTTTAGCGACTCGACCATTTTCATCAACATTAATACACTCGTCACATATTTCATCTAAAGCATCTGAAACTTCTGAGTAAGCAGCTATAACCCGATAATCACGTAACCTACCACTTTTATCAGCATCTAAAGATGCATACATAACATCTTGAAATGAACCATCCTTACCAAAATCACCAATAGGGATATTGTTGTATGGGTTGGAAGATGTTACAGATGCTTTCGCTAATGCCTCCGCTCTTTGCGTACCGTGTTTTGCAAAATACTTGTACTTTGTATTAAGCTCGTCGTCTTGTTGACTAGCATACGGTAATCTATTCGAGATATAGCTTACAAGATTTCTACCGAAAGTTGCAGCTCTACCGTCATTTGTTGGAGAAGTATCAGCCATCTTTAGTTATTTATTCTGCAGTAAAGTGGAAGCCATCAATTTCTGCTGAAGACTTCCAACCAGCTGGATTTTTAACTATAATATCAAAATTACCTGCAGCAGTTAGCGGGGGTATTGTGATGTTAAGTATCTCATTATTAAGGACATCCCAATAACTATCTGATATTAAGTAGCCACTAGCTACTCCCGTATATGTTGTATCTACAGCTGTAAATCCTGTTGTAATTGCACTATTAGAACTAAGCATTAAGAACTCAGTTTCGTTATAATTATTACCATACAAAGTATAGCTTCTACCTCCTGCAGATAGATCCCTCTTTATTGTGATAGTATTATCTACTGGAAGTAAAGAGCTGGAAGTATTGAAAAATATATTACTAATGTCAGGAATACCTGATAGTGAAATTGTTTCTATATCTGCTTCAGAAGTTAATGAGTTAAAAAAAGATTCATATTCTAGGGATGATAATCCTTGCTTTAAATTGAAATTCGGTCCCGCATGTATGAAATTATTATCTATAAAGTAAATTGGCGAAGATCTCTCATTTTTTGATCTAAACAACCAACCCTTAATTGTAAATGTAGTATCTGCAATAATTCTAAATTTATCACTATATGTTGTCTCAGAAGGTGTGTTTAAACTAATATTCTGATCCCATAATACTTCAGATCTAATTTCTATAGTATTGTTGACATTGTCTGATACCGGCTCTTTCCATGACAAAATAATATACGGGTCTGAATACGGTACGAAGTTAGAAATGATCTGCTCCATGTCTTGCATGTATCTGCAAAGTATAGACATATTAACTGATAAATTAACTGGAGTCGGCGTTCTAATTGCTGAAGAAGAATTAGCGGTAGCGTAATTATCAAAATTATTAAGCTTGTTAAATACTCTATCTGTATCATACGATATACTAGTCAGATTGACAGCTACAACTGGTAACTCTATATTCTGAGCTTTATTAACTATATCATAGAGTATTCGCTGTTTAGGTGCAAATACGTACCTAACACCAATTTCTTGTCGTGCTTTGCCGTTCTTATTATATCGCTTAATAACAGTATCATCAAAAGCAGCAACAAATTGAGTAAGAAGATCCTTAATCTCAAAATTATAGGTGTAATTTACCATTATATATATTTAATCCTCAAACAAATCTTTCGAGGAAGTACTTTGGCAATTTATGTTTAGAACGTAGAATACTATCTACTATTGTACCATCTAATATGTAAGTAATACACGTATCGCTTTTGGATCTGACTCCCCTACCGCATGATTGAATAAGTGAGCATAGCATTTTATTTTGATACCAATCAAAATCATTTTTCATCATTCGTTCGATTCTAATATCTTTCGTTGGTAGAAAAGGAGCTTTAATTATAATCTGAAACTTTGCTAAATCTCCTTTTAGATCAACTCCATAAGACATTGACGGTGAAACTAAAACAGTTGGATCTAAACTGGACATATGTTTATCTAAAATGGCTTCATTTTTAACACCAGGTTCACGGTATAAAAATCTATCACCATATAATAAATTGCTCAAATTAGCTGTAATATTATTATTTTGTGAATGAATAATTCCTTTATCATTTGCATGATACTTACATATTTCAGCTACTTGCTTAATGATGCGTGGGAGGTATTTATTCATCGTATGGTAATTTAACTTATACTTAGGATTGCAAATAATAGGTGCCTTTTTAGGATCAAATGTCGACTCAGCTTCAACGTATTTATAGTCTTTTATACCTAATGTTTTGCAAAAGCTGTCTGGGTCGATGATAGTCGCTGACATCAAAATTACTTTGTCTGCATAATCAAATAATCTATATGATAGCTTGTCAACCTTGAGAGGCATAAACACAATTCCTGCCACACCCTTCTCATAAACATATTCAGACTCCTGCCACGAATCGATAACCAAACCTACTTTATTTTGTAAGTTCATTAACCGTTGCATATTTGCAGTTAAGTCCGATATAGCTTTTTTATTATTTGTTTTACTTACCGATAAGATGTCTTTAATCTCCTCTATTTTGTCAGTAATATCTACTTGTAGTTCTGTCAACCACTTAACTGCTGACATACGCTTAGTCAAAGGTCTAATATCAATATCCATCCTTGCGAGAAACTTATAATCGATATTGCAAGTAAACTCCTTAACTAATTGGTCTTCTAATTCTGAAGCCTCATCACAAATTAAAAACTGCCTTTTCTTGAGATGATTAGGTAGCGCAAAAAACATATTG